TGATCCAACATATTCCATTTTATTGCCACAATTGAATATGGCAGTAATTCGTGAAATTAGTCGATGGAGCGAATCGAACCCCAATAATATGGAAGACCAATTGAACCGTTTTAATTCAACTTTGTTGGAGTTGAGTAATTACAGTCGAGAAAAATTTGATAAGTATTACAATCATTTTGTGGAGTATTGTAGTATACTATTAGATTACAATTTGATAATAAAACCAACACGTCTGTTTACATATGACTTGTGTAAAAAGATGTTATTTCCACAAATCTATGGTCATTCCTCAATAAAAGTTGCATGTGATCTCACTGTCACTCCTGATAAGAGTGGGGGTGTGCTATGCGACTGAGGCAGTGGTTCTGTTTCACTATCTGGCGCCTAATAATGTTAATGGGCTTATTAGGAGTGCTGAAATTAATTAATTCCATTACTAATTTTACTATTATTAAAGATTTACTGCATTTATTTGCACAAACTAGTGAAGGTGATGTAAAACATAAAGGTAAACAAGTACAACGGACAAAGCAAGGTCAAAAAGGTGATAAAACTGTTGCTCAGTGTGGTGGTTATGATTTAGTTGTAACTAGTAATTCTGAACAATTGTTTTATAAAGAAAATTTTCAATTTTATGCTCAAAGTGGGGAGAATAATCCTGAACACGTTGAAAGCGTTACGAAATTTTTTGATTCATCAGTGTTGCATGATGTGTCGCAAGTTGAGAAGAAAGCTTTAGGAGCTATGTCAAAGTTATCTATAGTACCAAATCCTGTGGTACTGGATAATTTTTATCATCGTCCTTACGTGGTTGCGCGTTATACGTGGCCATCATCTGCAGCAATAAGAGATCAAGTTATAAATCTAGATATGCCTGAAGCTTTAATAACCGCTGCACCATCTTTGGTGTATAAGATGCATAATATTGCATATTGGTCTCCTGATATAGAAATTGAAGTACAAATTAATGGTACGCGTTTTCATTATGGACGGTTGATGTTTGTAGTGCGACCTTTTGCAAATATGTTAAGTGCTAATTATGTGACAGCTACAAATGCATCAACATGGCCTCAATGTATCAGATTGATGCCAGTTCTCAACAATCAATTAAATTTACCATTCCATATAAACATTGGGTGCGGCGGTTGAGTTTGGTTAATGGTGATCCCAATGCACACGCTTATGCTAATTTAAAAGCGTATGTTACAGCTCCGTTGTTGTCAGCAATGGCAGCAACAGTTGCTAACGTAACTGTTACAGTTTTTGCACGATTATCTAACCCACGGTACGAAGGTTATACATCTACAGCTGCTGCCCAATCAGCTGATAATAGTGAATTGTCAGATTTATTGCGTCGAGCTACTACAGCTATTCCAGATCGACAAGTGACGGTAACAAATGCACCGATTAGTACTGCGTTATTGGCCGGCTCTACAGTTATGCGAGATGTTTCTGTGTTAGCACAAACAGCTGGTTTTTCTGTGCCTGCCAATCCCGCTCCAACTAATAGTATGCAGATCAGGCAACCTTTATTTTCAAAAGCAGCAGATATGCCAAATAGTGTCAATTTAGGTCCATCAATACCAACAGCGTTGAATACAGCGGATCCATCGTTAGTTAATGGGTTTAAAGAGGAAACGACATTGGCGCATATAGTATCACAACCAAGTTTAATGGACACTAAGAAAATACAATCTACTGATGTTTCTGGAACGGTGGTGTGGCAAACTCCATTGTCTCCTTCGTATATGTTATATGATGATTATGATTATACACCAGCCACGAAAACGCGCCAACCATTACCTGCGTTTTACATAGGTCGGTTATTTAAATTGTGGCGAGGAAGTTTTAAGGTACATTTATCTTTTATTGCTTCTGGGTTCCATAGTTTACGTATGCGGCTTGTGTGGATTCCCACAGTTAATGTAGCAGTAGGAGCTACAATGTCAGATCATGCGCAAAGTAACGCTTATAACGTTTTAATGGATATTAATAAAGCAACAGAATATTCGGTTGTAATTCCGTATTACCAAAATTCTGAGTGGCGACGTGTAGAAAACACAACAGGTGCCGCCACTGATTATTTGCAGAGTACAAATGGTGTTTTGGCTTTAGTTGTAGTTAATCCATTAACATCAACTATGGCAACTCCACAACCCATTTATGTCCAAATTTTTGTTAGTATGACTGATGATGCACAGTTCGCAGCACCAACGTTGGAAGATATTATGAACGATGGTAATCCATATCTAGCAGATCCTCCAGCGGCACGAATTCAAGATGAAGATTCTGAAGAAAAAGAAGGTTTTGTCGCACAATCTATGGATAATATGTATTCTGAGACACAACAGTGTGAATTACCAAGTGCTTCAGCTGCGTGTTTACGTGATACTAAATTCATAGATATAACGGGTGGGACTTGCTATACACATAGACTCCATGGTGAGTCAACATCTTTTGAGATAACAGATGTTAAACAATTATCTAATATGTTGACTCCGGTGCTTCGATTAAAAAGTGCTGAGGCCAACACTTCCACAGGTATAAGATTAACACCTTTTGCTAATCTTGGAATTGATTATACAAATGAAGCATGGTACAACTTTACTGTACAAATACGATCGATTTTTAGATTTGGTCGAGGTGGTATTCGTGTAGTGGGCATAATTGATACTCCAGGGCATCAGGGATGTGCTTATATGCAACCTATGGAAGGTAATGTAACTAATGATATAGTTTCAGCTAGTTATACAAATCCTTTAATAGACGATACGTCTATGAATTTGTTTACGGGTGGATATCAATATTTTGCAGATACATATACAATGCCATTGGATGTTGTGTTACCGTATTATTCCACAACTCCATGCATGCCTTTTAATTTTGGATCGCAAGATTTGGTTTATTCAAAGGCTAGTCACGTGGCAGTTAGTTTTAATACAGGTGGGGTTGTAGGTATAACAACAGCATTCTTTGTCGCCACAGGTGATGATTTTATGTTTGGATCGTTGTTAGGTATGCCGTTGCTTAAAATAAAATAAAAGAGGTGCTATTCCCTCTATAAAATTGAAGATTTTATTTACAA